ACTCCAGGCGACAGCGTAGTTCTGCCCGTTGAGTTCGACGTTGATCGCGGATGGCACGGGCTATTCCCGCCGTACGTCGAAAATGATGTACTTTCCTGAGGAGTCTTCCTCGATGTGCCAAGCCGCACTGGGTGGCTGCGCGTTCAGGTCTCGCATCGTGTAGCTGGGTTTAGCCAGCATAGCATTAACCTCACTTCTCCAGAAGTTAGGATCATGACGAAGGTCGTCCTTGTCACCTTGACCCATTCGGCTGAAGAAGATTTCAGCGGCCTTGGCCTTGATCAACTCCGCGTGGTTGCCGGCCACCTCAGTGGTCCCAGCTTCCGTGGTCGGCTGGCTCAGGTGTCCCTTACCTCTGAGACGTAGGATATGACCGCGAGTCGGTGCGGCTCCGATGGGAACGTAGTCTCCATTCGGATCATGAATGTCGAGCTGCTCCTCGACGAAGTTGAGCCCACCACCGATGAAGGTCGTTGGTATCGTGTACTTGTAGACGGGACCCACAGCCATGTAGCCTGCATCAAAATAGGCCGTACCACCATTTGCCACCTCGAGACGTAGGCCGAGTTGGGTAGCCTCGTCAGGGATGGTTTCATGGATTTCTAGGTACTGCCACTCATCCACACCTGTGTGGTAATCGCTGGACAGGAAGGTTGTGCCCCCATCAGTATCGACTCGAATCCTAGCCCAGTCGGCGGTAGTCGCGTACACCCAGAATGCCGCATGGACAGTCTTGCCTATCAGCTCCTCGATGTTTACTTGGGCAGTCTGGACTTGTCCCTCTGCGGCACCAGAGGCGATTATCTTGGCTGAGTTGGTGAGGTGTCGGCGAATCGAGGTCTCGTCGGTGATAGTCGGGGTACCCACCTTAGACCACGAGGGGTGGACGTTGGACGAGGCCGCAGTCTCGAAACCGCTGTTGGACAGAAGGTTGTCTACCACCAGACTCTCGTCTCTGAGAGGTAGGTAAAGATGCGGGAACAACTGCTGTGTGGCCCGGTTGATGGCTTCGCGTTTAATTGCCGGGTCGAACCGGTGCAGTTCGTAGGTGACGCCCGAGGCTATCTGTGCTGAGAATGCTCGAGTCAGTGTGACGGTGGTAGAGGAGGCAGTGTACCCATTATCGCCTCGCTTACTACGCCGTACGTTGCCATCGTCGGTGCCAGACCTCATCTTCAGGTAGGCTTGGATACCACCGTCGTCCTCGGTCAGGTCTGCAAGAGAGGTGTCGATCACTGTGGTGCCATCACCAGCACCCACAGACGTGGTCGAAGACGTATGATAGTCACCGATGTCCCGAGACATCTCTTCGAGAAGGGTCGCAGCGGTAGTTGTCGCCATCTATGCCTCTACTGGAACTTGGTCTGGCTTCTCAGCCCCGTTAGATGAGACACCCAGGTGGTCTGCCGTAGCCTGTAACTCGTCGAGTTCAGCCTGCAACTCCTGCCGATGCCGCTCGGCCATTATGCGACGAAGCTGTTCCGCAGCTAGGGAGTTCTCTGAGACCAGCATCTCGATATCTGCCTGCGTTATGCCGTTGACTAGAGGCATTAAGCTACAGACCCGTCCCAAGCTGTGCAGATACTGCAATTTGAGGCGTGTTGCCGTGCAGTCGGGACAGTCCTGACTTTGGCCTTCTCGCTCGTCTGGTTGCCTGCGGTTAGTTTCGTCCCATAGTTCTGATATGCAACCACCGTGTTGACGGCACTATTCACGCTATCCCTCAACTCCTGTAGATGCTCTAACGTGGCCTCGTTAGTTGCCATAACTACGCTCCTATTGCCTCAAGGCGTTTGTGTAATTCCTCATACTGTGAATCCATCCGGTGTCGGTTCTGATAGATACCACCAGCCAGGAGTCTGGTCAACGGCTGTATCCGCATATGGTAGCCGCTGGATGCTTCAGGGACAGTCTCTAATATACCCATCTCTACCATACGCTCCCTATTTGCCAGTCGTTGCTCCTCGGTGACTTCCGGTACTACATGCTCGACACCCTCGCCGCTGTAGGCAAATCGCTGCAACTCCGTAGCATCATCATACTGGTCGAATATGAGAATCTCGGTATGCTGACCGGCTGTTGAGCCATCAGTGCCTGTACCACTTCCAACTTCTACGCTTAGAGCCCCTGCTGAAGTCAGCTTCATCCCAAGGCTACCGCCGCCCGATACGCGGAAGTCACCGGCATTGTCTGCACCGGCGCGGACAAACGATATTCGTCCGAGTTCTTCCTCGCCGCCATTAGAGTCGTTTTGCCTGAAAACGAACGCTGGGCCGCAGCCGTCAGATACGTCCCCTTCGCTGTTGTGTATTAGGTCAAAGGCCCGAACTTCCGCATTCGTGGTAGCAGTTTGACGCTGAAAAACGATGTTTCCCGAGCCTTTGTGTATGAACTGGGCATCATTCCAAACATTCCCCGATGCTCCGACGTTGTTGATGTCGTAATTCCCCATGTCGATGTCGCCGTCAATGTCTAGGGCAGCAGCCAGTTGCAGCCCCGATGAGTCAGTAATAACACCGTCTGTGATTACCGTGCTTCCAATTGTGAAATCAGTAGTAGCATCAACCGTAGCGGAGGTAAGCGCCGTAACTCCAGTTACCACACCAGCGGCAATGCTGATAGTTTTACTGAGCAGGATAGAGGCCATCCCCTGACCGAGGTGCAGAATCGCCGTATCCCCATCTGCCAGCAGGAATTCCTTTGAATGCCCGCCGTCGTTGACCAGCATCTGGATATCGCCGTCATCGTCTATGTTGGAGAGTACCAGCGAGTTAGCTGCTGTCCCCTGGTGGACACTGGTGCCCACAATTAGACCACCGATTTCATCATTGGCCGAGTTGGCCGCTGCGATCGGTGTGACACGTGCGTTCAGCCGGATTATTGGACCGGCTGAAGAGCCTTTCAATACCATGATGCCCCCCTTACATTTGACCGGAGAAGAACGACCAGTCTACGGCCCCATCGGATCCACCCTGCCGAATAAACAGGGCACTGGCGATTTCCTCTCTCGAACGTAGCCTAACGATGTCTCCCACATTGAGTTGAGTTCCCAATGTGGCCGTAGGAGTAAACCCGCCGTTGCTGTAAACCAGTGCGGCAGTTCGTACATACCCTTCAGCGAGATCGGCTCCCGCAGGAGGGCTAATCCCTGTGGCGTCACTGATGGTCTGAGCCGCCGTAGAGTGTGCTGTACTTCCACCAGCCGACAATATAGCTGAGAATGCCATGTGATACCTTCCTAGCCGTGCTTCTTACGCTTGTGTGAGTTCAGTTTCCTTGTGGCCCCACCCTGGCTCATGCTCTTGGCCTTGTAGGTACAGATGTTGCACGGTGCTACCATCTGTACGGGCTTTGGCTCGACTATGGGCTCAACAAGAGCCTCGTCCTCGTACTCGATCTCTGGCACTATAGGGGCTACAGGCTCGGCCACAGGGGGTGCCGCCGGGGTAAACCCTGCCATCTTCTGCATGGCTACCAGTGTGGCCTCCTCCCGTTCTGTCTGCCTAGCTTCCTTGGCGTCCGTCGTCAACTGGCTAATCATCTTGTTCTCTTGCGGATGCTTGTGGCGCATGTGGTCCAGTAAGGACATCTTGCTCAGGATGGTAGCCTTTGGACAGACAGGGAGCCCCATGGCTGAGTATGTCTCTCGAGAGGGATCATCCGCGTGGAGCATACACTTGATAGTGCCTACTACAGGCCGGAATCCAGGGTCATTGGTCGTGAATCTACGAGAACCATCCTCACGGGTCTTCTGAAGCTGCTCCGGTAGCATGTTCAGGTTTGTCCTAGACGGATCCCCTGTCTCGGTGTCATACATCCAGACATATCCCGCGGAACTCAGCTCAGAGATGGCTGACACCCCCAGACCCTCGTCCGCATTCCCAACGATCGTGTCGTGGGTATGAGTATCTCCAGGTTCGTCGGCCCTCTCAGCCGTCGCGATCATCTCCTGTAGATATGCCAAGTCGTCAGCTTCATACTCGTTGGTATCCATCTCTGTTATAGGGGGTGCCATGGTCATTGCAATCTATCTCCTTTTGGTCCGTATATGGCCTTGGTCGGTCCGATATGTGCGTCCTGAACCTGCTCAACAGCCTTGTAATAGCTATCATCCAGTTTCCTAGGCTCTATATCTGCTGACTGAGGGTCTTGTTCACGTATCGTATCGGCCAACTCCTGTAGTTCAGCCACTGTATGAACTAGGACCCAGCGTCCGGTAGCCTCGTCGGGGACGCCGCTGGGGATGTTGAATCCGTCAGCGGTAAAGTCATCCCGTGGGCCCAAGGATTTCAAATAGACAGCAGGCCTATCCGACCTGACCACCGTAATCCTCTGAACCCGTTCCCATCCCCGTGAGTCAGACCTCATTTCGTTGGTCTCAGACAGACCGAGAGCGTACTCGTCCGAGTCCACCGAGAAGGCCACTGACATTAAAGGCGGAAGGCTATCGACATTAGTTGCCACTGGATTCTGCTTTCTCTGATACACCGTTCGAGGACTCCTTAGGAGCCTCTCCGATATCTATATCATCCAGCTTGACGGACCCATTCTTTAGGCCCACAATCACCTGAATCAAGGCAGAGTTCCGCTGACGTTCCATTTCCAATTCCATGTCTTTACGTCCAAGTAGTGTCAAGATGATGTCGTTCTGACTATTCTCCATGGCTAGCTCTCTTTTAGGAACCTCTCGAGCCGGTTCCACTATCCGTGGCACTGGTCCCGGGGACTCTTTACCGTTCGTTCTATTGCGTATCTCATCTAGTGGTAATCCCATCGCCACGGATAGCTGCCTGTGCCATAGGGCCCTTGGCATCTCACTGTCAGGAGAGTTCCATTCAATGAACTCAGTCTCAAACAAGTCGGTATTCTCGTTGTAAAACGCTGGAATATGCTGCACGAGGTGCGGGAACATCTTCTCCAGCTCCGCCCACATGCAGCACATTCTTACCCGCATGGTCTTGGCTAGATAGGGGTTAGTCCATTCACCCAGGCGCTGAAAGGTGCAATCGCATAGATCGTCGCCATGCACCCACCGGATTTCCGGTATCTCTTCACCTTGTGTCTGATGCAAACCCGTATCTGCCAATACCATCTTTAGGCCTGGATGTTTGAGACAGTGCCGTCTGCGATTATCTTCCTAAGAACCGTGTCACTAGCGAATATGGCCGAGGAAGTCACGATGGCCCCTGCTGCCGCCGTACCGGACTTGAACACCACCGCACTGGTCGGATCGGTGGTGGCGAACGCGGTCTCTGCACCCATGTATAGGTTCCCGCCACTGCCACTAACTGTGTCGTTAAATAGGGCCACCTCGGTGCCATCTACATAGACGGACAACCGACTGTTCCCGATATCTCTACGCCAACCGTTATGAGTTGGTCCTGCTGCCATAATGTTGTACTCCTAGTGCGGCTAGGGCCGCACCTGAACTAGAAGGCCTATGGGGTCTGAGGGAACGGAAACGAGGAGAGTTTCCGATGAGACCCCTCAGACCCCGTTGATTACACTGTCCAGTCGCGACTGCCGCGTACCAATAGGTAGTCGGCATCCAACTCCTCATTCGCAGCGCCCTTGGCCTCTACCGCCAGGGCCAACGCCAGGTCCGTCGAGGTCGATACTGCTCCCGCAAGGGTCTTGACGAGAACCTCGTCAATGTACCACTCCACCTCGCCGGTGATCTTGAGAACCAGCTTCAGTACCTGCCACTCACCTGCGACTGCGTCGTCGTCGAGGTCGAGAGCCGTGGAGTCGGTTACCGCTGATGCGGAGCCTCCGTTGTACACCGCGTGCCAGTCCTCGTCGTCGGTCAGATCTGCGGAGAGCAGGAACCCGACAAAGTCGGATGCGGTGTTGGTGATGGTCGTACCCGCACCGTGGACCACGTCATCCTCGATGGACAGTATGTTGGGATCGATGTCTGAGAACCCAAAGAACACCTCTTTAGTATCGAGGTTGTTCAGTTGAATTCGGCACTCTGCCATGATGGTTCCCATCAGGCCGACGTCCCACATGATGTTCGTGCCGACGAGAAGCGTGTGTTTGTCCTCGTTGGTGGTCGTCAAGCGTCCCACGCCGTTCAAGTTCGGGTCCGCAGCCCCCGTGATGACACCGGAGTCAACATCCTCACTTCCATCACCTCCGATGATGAAGTCGCCGTAATTCCGTGTCGCTGCCGTCTCTGCTATGTTGTCCTCGGTCGTGAAGTCCGTGAACAACTCTACGATTCCGCGTTCACCCTGTGGCATCTTGTTCTTTCTCCTGCTGAAGCTCTAGCTCCAGTTGTTTAATACGCTTCCTATAGGGAGCGGCTATTTCGGATATGTTGCCCGTCTTGCGGGGTACGGCGGCCAGGTTCTCTAGCCGCACGTCCCCCAAATCGCCATTCATCGCGTGTATTACCCAGCCCTTAGGAATAGGGCCTCGCCTCGCCGTCCACGCTTCCCGGCGGGCGTTCATCGATTAAGACGTGGGTGCGGTTGCGTCCGTGATCCACTCGAAGAGCCAGTTGCCAGAACTGCGCTCTCCGTAGGCGTACTCGTCGTAGTGGAACAGACTGACCGAGCCTCCACCGATATGCGGCTCGTCGCGCATCCTGATGTAGGGCGACCTACCCTGCACCAACACGATAGCCTCCTGTGGGAATATCCCATTTTTGACATCGGTATTGCTGTCGATCGGTATGTTGCCATCGGTAAATACACCGGCGCTGAAGAGCACACCCTGCATGCCACCCGCGAACGTGTCAGCGGTTCTACCAGCAGGGAGCGGGTAGGTGCCAATGCCACTGACTATCTCGTCCTGAATGTCCTTTATTGCAAAAGGATGCGCCACTACTCGGAAGGGTGGGTTACCGGGCTCGGTAGCGTTGCCTTGAATACGTGCAATCGCTGCGGAGACATGACCGGACGTGCCGGACGCTCCCGCGCTTCCTATCTGGGTGCCGCTGTCGAAGACGGTGATGCCGTCCTCATCCTTCTTGCGCTGGATAGCGTTCTGGGCGAGGGCACCTGTTTTCGCGTAGGCGTTCTTACTAATCCTGGCTGCTACGCGGTCGGTGATCAGGGTCTGGATACCTACCACCGTCGGCGTGACGGTGAATAGGGTATCGGAGAGTTTCTGGGGGTTGTTCAACTCGGTGGACTCTTGGATCGCCTGGGCAGAAAGTTGTGCCAAGGAGACCTCATTCCACGACAGACCATCGCCCTCACCGAGGGTGACAGTATCTACGAGCTGGGGTACGACCCCTTTGAACTCCCTCACGATACGGGCGGACTGTATGATAGTTGGAAGTGAATCCGCCAGATCTTCTGTAAGGGTCTTGCCGGCTGCCATTAGATGTTGATTCCTCTCTTAGAGTAGATTTCACGAAGTCGGATGGCGTCCTGCAAGGATGCTGCATTTTCGTCGCTGCCCATCCTATCCAGAAATGCCTCGTCGCTGTCTCCGCCTCCGGTGGTTGTCCCTGGGTCGTTGTCCATAACTCCGAGACGCTGGGTAAGCCCTTCTCGGTCAACTACAGCCTTATCGGCCACAGTCTTAGTCTCAGCCTGTGCAGCAGCTACGGTGGCGATTAGGCTGTCCTCTTTATACTTTAGGTACAGGTCATCAAAAACCGACAGGTCACGCTTCTCTAGAGGTAGCCCTTGCTGCACCTTGAGAGCCTTAGTCCAATCATCTACCATAGAGGTTCGATCCGATTCTGGAGTCGTCTCTACCAGAGTCCTGAACTTATCCTGTTTAACTGTGAACTTAGCATTGAACGCTAATTCACTAGTTTGGGTCTGTCCGTCCTGTGCTATTTTGTCGAGTGCTGCCTGTTTCGCCTCTGGGGATTCGTGGTCACGGAACCCTTCTGCAAGCTGACGTCCCATGATGTCCATTCTTGCAAGGGCCGTTTCCAGTCCCTCTGACAGAGCCGCGATACGCTCGTCGCCCTGTCCTGCTGCTTTCGCCCGCCCTTCGGCTGTCGAGGTTGCTTGCTTGGAGTCGATAAGTTCTTTACGAACTGCCTCCAAGTCGGCTGTTAGACTTTCGATGGTGGGTACGGGTTGCTCATTCACTGCGTCCTTAGCCCTCTGAGCGGAGCCTAGGAGAGGTTCATCTCCCAGGGACGCCTCTGAGGATTTCGAGTCGTCAGTCGTCTGAGGGGCCGTATCACCTTCATCTGCCTTCGCCGCCTCGTCTACCTCTGTAACCATCCGATGTCCTCCGTGGGGTGCCTCCGAAGAGGGATGCCACTAGCACAAAAAAAGGGCCGTTTCGCCAACACCAGAAGGTGTAGCTAGACGGCCCAGTTCAGGGCGCGTTCAGTATTCAGTTATTGGTGACGGGCCACAAGCCCGTCGCAATGCCTACATTATTAGACCCTAACACCCAACGGTGTCAAGTGTCGTTTCCTACGAGGTCGCTTTATAAGGACTACCTCTAGGTGACATCCCTGGCAGTACAGCTCCCCCTCGTCCATATCCGTGGCCTTGACTAGGAAGGTGCTGCACTCTGGGCACTTCAGGTCTCGTGGCGCGGTCACTGGTTATTGTCCTGGGACGCAAAGAACTTCCTTCGTGCTTCAGCTTCCTTGGCCCGCTTGATCTCAGTGGCCTCGAACTCTGCCCGTACATTGTCGAAAACTGGGTTGTTACGATAGCCCCAGAAGATGAGAGCTCGGTCAGCCTCCTCACCTCCTTTATACTTAACCCATTGCTCCCTGATTGAAAGCTGACCCTTCGGCTTTGCATCAAGGTAGTTGAACAGTCCTTTCAGATCTTGCATATCGACACGTTGCATGAACAACTTACGTCCGGCTGGTGGAACTCTTAGGTACTCACGCCACTTGCTCTCTAGGCCATTTTCTATGACGTAGTCCTCGGTCAGCGTGAAGTAACCGGATAGCAAATCTCGGTCCGCACGCAGCTTCTTGATGATATCAGGGTCGTCATCTCGGAACCCCGCTTCTACTATGTCTATGATCTCGTCACCATAGCCATTCTCGAGCCCCTCGATTACTTTGTCCTTATCGTCCAGTATAGGTCCATTACGCAGGACATCCAGCCGCTTGTCCCGTTCCTTGTAGTTGAAGTGCAGGGTCTCATCGTCCTCGAGATCGTCATCGAATATGAGCCTGATGTAGTGTGCGGTAGCCTCGTCTACAGGTTGACTACCAGGCCTATCCTCGTAGGTATAATCCGACGCATCGGAATGGAGTTTTCGTATCGTATCATTTCGGCCATAGTGTTCAGCCTGCTCTTTTGCGATCTTGGTCCGTAGACTTCTGCCAAACGTGGCTTTCTGTCCCTCTTTGAGCTTGCCTTCATTTGATAGACGGTTCGTTAGGGCTAAATCGTTCAACCTACCTGTGTACCGAGTATGCTCAGTGGTAAGTGCTTGTTTGTACTCGACCACACCAGCATTACGGGCGTCCCTCGTGATATTCCTCTGCTCCCACGCCTCGTTGACCTCCGAGTTCTGCAACACACGTTCTTGCTCAGGCCCGTCCAACGAGAAGTAATCCTTTCCAACAAGGTCACTGAGAGACGGGTCTGTCTCTATCGCGTTGTTCGCCACCTCTTTGAACTCCTCGTTCGTGGTGATCGGGCTGCTCTTGAGCCCGAATGTGCCACCTAAACCTGCTGCCGCGGCCCCCGTCAAATCTCCCTCCAACGCCTTGGACCCAGCCTGCGCCGCCTCCTCGAAGGAGAATGGAGCGAGTGAGCCCAAAGCCCACATGCCGAAGTCCATGTTCAGGCCCGGGTCAGGGTTTTGTTCTCCGATTGCGTTTTCCTCGAACATATATAGGTCCATCAATGCCTGAACCGGTCCAGATGCTAGGCTCCTAATCGAACTGGCAGGATTCATAATAATGGACACCAGCGAGTCGTAAGTACCAAAGAGAGAGAAGTCCCTACCGCCGATCCGTACCCTCATGAAGTTACTATTCTTGCGGAACGAGGGCTTGTAGGACGGTGCGAAGTTCTCATCCAAGAACGGACGGAAGTCGGTCTCGTTGCCTAGCATCGCGTTCAGTCCCACGGTCATAAGTGTGCCCTGCCCTATGAGACGAAAGACTGCTCGTCGGGCTAACCGGTTCTCGATAGATGCTCCGGGTACCGTGCCCTTGACGGCGTTGAGTGTGGTCGTGAGGCGTGACTGTAGGAAGCGAGGAGCGAATAGAGCAATGTCTCCCAAGGTGCCAAAGCTCTTACCCTCGGTCCAGCCCGTGGCGTTGTTCACGAACTTGGCTATCCTCTCCATGTCACCGGAGTCGATGATCTCCTGTAACGTCCGCTTCTGGCCTAGCCCCACACCGGGTATTTTTTTATCGAAGGGTAACTTGGCGGCTGCTTTGCCAGCATAGCTAGCCAGCCAACCACCACCAGCCATCTCGTCTCGGAGGATGGAGTCGGCCCACTGGAGACGTACGGCGTCACCGTAGTAACCGAAGGACCGGTTGAACATTTCGATAGAACTCTTGGCGACACTCGGGGCCTGAGCCGTACCCAGTTTGAATTCGGTGTGAGCACCACCAATGCGTAGGAAGTGCCGAGCCCACTCGGAGGATTGTAGCCTACCCGTAGCCTTGGCTTCTATATTGAACTGTCCCATGTACGCGCCTAAAGAGTGTTCACTCCCAATCGCTTTAAACATCACCTTCATCGCCTCTTGGGTTGCCTTTGGCGCATTGTGCATAGCCAAAAGTCCCTGGATACCAGGAGCAGAAAAGTCGGCGGTAGACCTTATGCTACGGTGTAGGTTGGTGATGGATTCTATGCCTAGTTGGATATGCTTCAGATCACTGGTATCCATCTCCCTATTGATGGCCTTTGCCACTTCTCCCGGGAAACCTACTCCCTGTAGGTTGAATGCCTTGATGGCACGCTCTCCCAGAGGCACCTGACTCGCAATCTCTTTCGCCTGCGTCCAACTAAGCATGATACGCTGCAACTCAACCCTGGCGTCGTTCAGGCCTAGATCTGTGATCATTGAGTTTATCTGGGCCCGCTCGGTGGCGTTCGTGGCGTTCTCCAAGGCGCGGTTAAGCCTACGTTGGTCACGCTCGAGCATGGTTACATCACGTTTTAGCCCGTTTAAGGTACGCTCCTTGTCGGTCATGTTTCGGACGATTTTGGCGTTCTTTACCATCTCCTGACGCGATGCCTTCAGGATGTCGTCAGTCAGGTCTCCCTTTTCGATCAGGTCGTCCACCTTTGCGGCGGAGTTCTCAACCGCGTCAGCAGCCTTAGTGACCAAATTGGTCATTTTCCTTGACAGGGCATTGGCCTTGTTGATATCTGTTATCGATGGTGTACCGGGTGGGGTCATGAACAGGAACTGCTCCGCCTCTGACGCGGCCTTGTTCCACTCCTCAATCAGGGCATCCAGCTTCTTAGAGTCCTTATTGGCATTGCCCTTTGCGAACTTGAGTTGCTGCGATATCTCGCCAGCATCTTTGGTGAAGGAGATAGTCTCCTCACGGGCAATCCCCAGGTCAGCCCTAGCTTCAGCCATATCGGCTGGTGTGTACCCATCGTAGGATCCGAATCGCTCCTCGGCCTTCGTTAGACGATTGGTTCCAGCATCCCTGGCACGCTGCTGCCTATTCTCTATCTGTTTGAGCGTGTTGATGCGTGCAGACTGACCTATGGATGTACGAACCCTACTGGCAATCTTGGCCCTTTCTTTAGTTACCGCGTCCCTTAGGTACGGGTCCAGCCGCTCCTGTGACGTGCTTGCCAGCTTCTTACCGGTCACAGGGTCCACCGCCGACATGGCGTATTCACGTACGGCCTTGTTGGAAGTCTCTCTGTACACGTCCGCGATGTAATCTCTAACGGCCACACCTGGCGATGGGAAGTGCCTGTCTTCTAGGAGTTGTCTTTCGATTTGTGCTGCGTGAGTACCTTCACGTCTGGTCTTAGCTGAGTTATTGGATGCCCCTATCCGACCACTGGCAGATTCTAATCCGTCATCAACGGAGCCACGAGGCCAGTAGAACGGACCAGGAGACTCGTCTAATACCGACAGGGGGATATTATCAACGTCGCGGTCAAAACGGATGATATTTCTTATCTCGTTCTCGATCGCAACCTGCTCGTACGGATTCAGCATCTCACGGTATCGTCTCATCGCTGCCTTTTGTGGCCCCGTGAGATGCGGCCAATACTTGTCTAGATTCTCAGCTATATCGCCTATGGATGGGCCTGCCTCAGGAATGTTCTCAACATGCTTTAGACTTTTCTCATTAAGACCTTCGGTGACGAGGTTGTTCTGGTTCATCGGGAAATGTTGTCGGATGCTATCGCTGATCTCGTGACTCAGAGAGGTCGATACACTTTCTCCCCTCAGTACCATACTGTTCCGGTAGCCGAACGTGGGGTGCATAACCGAGTCATAGGGCACAGGCCGTATGATGTTCATGAATTCGTCGTATCGAGATAGGCCGCTGGTGATATCGGGAGGATTCAGAACCTTCTTTGCGACAGGCCCGGGTTTCACTTGGCTCCATTTAAGGCCGCGTCCATCAAAGCCACGGAAGATTCGTGTCGGATCCTCTACAAAGGCCCCGACCCGTCGTTTTGCCAGAATCGAAGCGTTCTCGTAAATCTTGCCAAGGACAGGGATGTTATTCTTAGTAAGCCTTACGGTACCCGTTACTTGACCGACTACTACCTTCGGACCTTCCATCAGAAGGCCCCCCAACAGACGCTCGTACCAGGGTCGGTCTATCCCTAATTCTGTCAATCGACGTCTTATCTCGAACTGCTGCTTCGGGGTCAGCAGATTACCCAGCTCTTTCGTTCTGGGAAGTCCATTTGCATCGAATTGTTCCTCGAGTGTGATCTTCCGCGCAGCCTGGTTGCGCTCTTTCCAACCGTCCATGACTCCTTCGGGCAGAGCCTCTAGTGGGAAGGTGACTCCTTTAAGCATCTTCTGCTCGAGGGGTACGAACCAGCGATCGAGGTGTTCTAGACGAGTCCTCTCCTCTGGGTCCACACGGAACTCAGCCTCAGTGCTACTGATCGTCGGTGTCGTGAAAAAATCAGCGATACTAGATATTTGAGGACCTATAATAGGACCTCCGAACAAACTTTCCTTCGCGAAGCCAGATATAGCCTCGTCTAAACCACTAGGCTTTAGCCCGCCCTGAATCTTCTCACGAGCACGTTCAAAGGACGTCCCCTCACGTAGAAAGTCCTGTGTCATGTAATCGGCACCGAGGCCCCTCTCCCTTGCGGCCAAGGGATCAGCACGGAACTCGTTGAGGATATCCTCTCTCTCCCGCTGACCCGGCTGCTGGCCTGGTAGAAGCGATAACATCTCGTCAACATTAAGAGGGTCTTTAAATGAGGTCGGCTTGAATCCGAGTGGTAGAATAGTCTTTTGAGCACGACGTTCAGCGGCTTCAAGTCCCGGTTCTAAGTTAGGATCACTACCACGGTTAACCATTAGGCGCTCCTACTAAACGTGCTAAACCCACCGCGTAGAGCCCGTCGATCCCGCTCCTCACGATCCCGTTCGGCCTCTGTTTCAGCCTGCACACGCGCACGTTCCTCTTCGTTCTGCCTTCTCTGTACGGTAGACGGTTGCACGTCGAACTCAGCCGTTAGTGCGCCTGATTCTTGTGCCAAGAAGTCTGCCTTGGACAGGCCAGCATGGGTCGGACCTCTAGCCGTAGTTTGCTCTGGAGCAGGTGTGACCTTACCGGTAGAGGCATCGACCACCTCCCCGAATCGAGCCTGGAAGACATCCTCGGCCTCTTGGTAGCGGCGTTGGCCCTCTTCACGAAACCTTTCGTCGAATTCCTTGGTGCCAGCCTCACGGATCAGGTACTGCTGCAAGAACGGATCACCCCCGGACAGATCAAGAGCCGCTTGGGCTAGCTCCGTGTCCGTACCGAAGTCCAGTCCGAACAACTCCTCCTGAGTGATGGTGCCTGCGGAGCCGAGTGTCGGTAGAGGTGCGATGCCCGCTGAAACCAGGGCACGTTGGGCCGATACGGGGATGCCCGGTATCCGAGTCGGGTCTATCTGAGCCGCCTCCCGGGCTATCCTAGCCTCGAACTGGCTCTGCGTCTCGAAGGCGGGTATCGAGGGGTCAAATGTTCGGCGTGCTCGTTCTTCAGCATTGAGAGCTTCATCGAAGGCGCTCAGACCTCGTTGAGTCCCCATCTCGATGTCGCCCGGGAATACCGAGCCCCGCCCCTCTATGGCCTCAGGCGGTGCGACCTCAGGCTCTGCCAAAGTATCTCTGATAAATCTGGGTATGTCCTTAGATACATCAACACCGGGTGCCAAGTTTCGGATTGCGGTCTGTAGTTGGAACTCCAACTGGTCTAGTGTGCCGCCCTCTCGCAAGAACTTCTGATACTCTCTGCTGCCGCCGAGACCTTGGAGTTGAAACTCAAGTTCCCCACGGCTGATAGAGGCTAGATTGTCTTTGGTGATGGCATCTAGCCTCGCCTCCTCCTCCGTGGCCGCTACTTCGCCCTCTGTTAAGGCAACATCAGCAAGATGCCTGGAATGAGCCTGTTCTACAAGTTCCATAGGTAAGGGAGTATCTTGAGGATTCGTTGCAATGAACGTCAAAATCTCTTCTTGGTCATCTTCGAGCAGGTCATCGAAATCCATGAACTTGAATGCTTCGGAGTCTAGACCCGACTCGAAAACTAGAATCCGTGCCAAAGCCTTGAGCTTCGTAGGAGTCCTGATGGTTTCCGCGAACTCAGCCGCTGCCTCAGCCTCAGCCTCAGCCGTTTCTTTGGCGATCTCGGCTGTTTCTTCGTCTATCTCAGCCTGCTGAGAGGCGGCCAAGGAGATGTTGGCCTCACGGGCCGTGATCTCTCCGCCCGCCTCTAGGATTTGTCCTAAGCGGTATATCTCTTTTTCGTTAACATTATCCGCATCTAATCCTAGTAGGTTATCCAGGGCATTTTTAACAGCCTTGTCACGGGCTGGCGGGTCGTCCTGAATCTTCTGGAGGTTTATGATCGCCTCGGCCTCACGTTGGGCCGCGACATCGTCGTCTAAGTCTCCTTGGAAGGTGGTTGCCTGATCCTCTGCGAACGATACTAGGTTCTCGGCATATTGATCTTCTGAAATGTTTTTGCCCAAGGAGGTTTCATAGTTGCGTAAGGCCTGTATCCTAGCATCACGGGCATTCTTAAAGGCGGTGTACTGTTTTAGCTGGTCTTCAGGAGATACTCCCTCGTCGGTAGTACGTCTCGCATTAACGAATTGATTCTTAGAGAACAGTTCCTGTCCTGCATCGGTCATCAGGACACGATCCACGATAGATGCGGCAGCAGCATTATCGAATTTTTTGTTGGAATAACCCCCTGCTATCCGAATACTCTCGTCCCGACCGGTGACCGCCGTTGGCACCTCAACCTCGAGCCATGAACCAGTGGGAACGATGGTCTCGCCAGCTTGTATGTCCTCTACCTTTAAGGTTTGGGCGAACTGGGTCACGGCCTCGGAGAAGTCCTGAGGTGTTGGTAGGTATCGACCTAACGGGTCATCCTCAGCCCCTACCGCTCCTTCGACCAAACCAGCAGCCTCGCGGTTAGCCTTCAGGGCCATGGTACTGTCGAACCATGTGCCGATGTCCACCGATGCTGTCCAGTCTGCTGCCTGAGGTAGCAGGGACCTGTTCACATTGATGTTGTCTTCTTCTCTGATAGCCAGCGACAATTCCGGGGTCATACCTGTAGATCCCGTTCGGTTGATATTGGCGGTTTCTAAGCCAGCGACCAGTGAGTCCAGTTTCATCTTATTCGTGATTACTTCAGGGAAGTTACGAATCTCTCTATTGCGCTTCTCGATTACGTGTAGCATCGCCGCATCTATCTCGGGAAGGCCTATTGAAGCACTGATGGTGAACTTACTTGGATCGGGATTCAGTAGAAGATTGGCGACTTTATTTTTGTTCTCAGTCGTGTTTACAATAGAGAATGATATGCGCCCTGGGTCATCCATCCTGGCATGAACGTCCCTAAGAGTTTCGGTAATGAGCTGATCAATCTGCTTTATGTTGTACCCGGTCCTGCGTGTGGCATCCTCGACGGTTACCGTAAGAAACAGCGGCGTACTTTGTGAGGCAGGGGTCTTATATCCTGGCTCATCCTCCTCTGTTTTTGGAGGTAGGAGTAGAGCGTTTATACGTTTTTGTAGTTCTTCCTGTGGGGTTGCCATGGTTTACCTCAGACCCTACCTATGCCAAGGCGTTTTTTCGCTTCTGTGACCGGGTTGGGAGCCCCCGCGGTCGAGTCGAACTTCTCGCCCTTGGACTTATCCGCCAGTTTTATGTTCTCAGCGTGGTGCGCGATGATCCTCTGAACCGCCTGGTTGGTCGATGCTGCATCTGCCATTAGAGGCCACCTCCTAGTAGGTCTGCCAGACCGGCATTCTCACCGCCACCGTTGACCCCGCCCGCGGCATGACGTAAGCGGTCGGAGTCTTCCAGCTCAACCCCTTCGGCCACGTTGGGATTCTCGCCTGCCGCTATCGCTGCTTCTGCCTCTCGAGCCGCCTGGAACTCCTTCTCGAATCCCAGTCTAGCAGCTACCGGGCCCGCGACCTGTTGCCGTACCCCCGGATCGCGATATATGTCGTCTTCTTCCAGAGAGGTGCGAATAGCCTCGATATCGGGTGTCCGACGATGGTCTGAGTGGAACTGCTCGAAGCCGATCAATCGGTCTCTGTACAGCCTGGTACCCAGGTCGATGTCACGCATACGTGCCAACTCGTCTTCTATCTCGAATCGGGCGTTTATATGGTAACTGTGATAGATATCAGACCTGAATAGTTGCTTACCGCGTGCGCCGATGGTCCCACCAATATCCACTAACCGCAGGATACGTCCGCCAACTTCGGTAGCTAGGTCTTCCATCCTGACTACGGGGGCCGCGAACTTTCGGTTGGTCTGCCCTGTCAGGATCTGTTGCTGCCCCAGCGTCACTACCCCCGGCTGCTTCTGACCGGCGGTATCTCTGGAATAGGTGGCGAACTCGATATCACGGTCGATGTCTGCTCCCTCTTGGAAGAAGAATCGTTCGGCATCAGGGGTAGGGACGAGGAATACCTCTTCCTTACCGTCCTGTCCTGCCTGTCCGATACCATCGCCAGCCAGTGACCTCTGCAATTCGGCAGTGTCCCCGGTCGTCATGTACTTCTGGAACGCCCGTCTGATCATCAGGGTATGGGTGGCGTTCATCCGTTGGGTCTCCATCTGGAGGTCGTCCATCACCGGATGAAGGATTCCTATGGCGTCGTACTTGGGATCGTAGTCCTCCAGCGTCGTGGGCTGCATACCCCACCCCGCGAAGGCGTGGCCGTATGGAACGAATCCTGCTATGGACGGCTCGATATAGACCATTTCGCCGTCAGCCAGGAAGGCGTGCCAGCCATTGTTATAGAAGTCGGATGTCTTGATCCAGTCGAACATACCGATATCGCTGTGATTCTTGATGAGCCACTGCTTGGCCGTCCTGCGCTGCTGCCTGGACCCCGACTTGTAACGGCTGAGTTCCTCGACCTGATGAGCCCGCATACGCCCAGTCTTGATGGCGAACCGGGGACTGGACTCCTCGGGGTCCATCAGAACCCGTGCCGGGTGAACGGCCCGTAACCGGATGGGGTTCCAGTACCGTAGTTCGGTCTGATATATATCCTGCCGAAGTTTGAACTCCTTATCGGTCTCATCTGCGAAACGAGTGGGCGGTTGCGGCTTGTCGCGCTCCGACCATGTCGGCCCTTCGACCGGGAAGTACCCGTAATGTGCGCCGTGGCGACCGAGCTGTTTCCAGAACAGGGCTGTCTCGAGTCTGGCCGAGTCTGTTTCCACGGCCAGAAGACCCGTTTCTACCCGTTGTGCCGCTGTTTTGTGATTTGAATTCTTATCTATGAGGGGTTCTCGATTCCATTTCGGACTGAAGGCCAAGAACGCATCACTGGCGTGGTCCACGATGGCTCGACCTCTACCCGGACGCATGTTACCGCGTTGCCGTCGGTGCTCATCGAGATTCCATACCTTGTAGTTACCCTGATAGAACTCGTCGTACCTTGCCCACTGGTCGTGGGTTCCAGACCAGGTCTCGATGAGTGCTCTCTGTGCGTCCATGACCATTTCGATCGTGGGTTTATCCTGCGTAGTAGCCATGTTACCTCTCTAGAAATCCCGTGGCAGAGCCATGTCCGTACCTGCCTCTGTGAAAGAGAATACCATTTCACGCATCTGCCAGCATATCCCGACTGCGAACGGGTAGTCGTCATGGGCCCCACCAAGAGCCTCGTCCCTACCCCTATTTTTTGGGTTTCGATATACAGATGCGAACTGGTCTATACCCGCCTCGTTGGGAATATGTATCTGCCCCGACCGAACGGCCATCTTCAGTTCGTTCCACAGCAGTCTACGGCTTACCTCGTCGGTATGCCAGCCCTCCAGTCTCCTGCCACCGGCGGTCTTGCCACGGTATATCTTCCTATTAGGATATTTTTTGAGTTCAACGACCTTGATGACGGTCTTGCCGTTATCGTTATCTTCGATACCCCAGAATGGGAATCCATAAACCTCCATCAAAGCCAGGGACTCGAGGGCGAAGTCTTCGGCCTCAAGGGTATTGTCCATCAGATCAGCGACGACGACACCGGTATCACGTTCCATGATGACGGTCACGCTGAAATCAAGCTCGACACCCAGAGAAACGTCGGACCCGGCGATATACCGCTGACCCGGTCGTGGTAGCTGGTATACATTGCCCTTACCGTTAATACCTACGGTCTTGAGGACTTTTCGGACATCGTAATTACGCATATCGTCCAGGCGCTGACGTACGAACGAGGCCAGCTTTATGGACGCGGAGAGTGCTACTTCTGCGGTCGCAGGATATTCTTTCTCGAACTGAACGTCGTCCATAGACTCAGCTTTACGATCGGCAAGCCACTGCGCGTCGCGTCCGGGTACTACCTTCCACGAGAAGAATACCGGCGTCCAGTGTTTGTCCACCGATTCGCGGTAGAGTCTCTTGAACCCACTATTAAGGGTCTCGTGGTTAGATGTCGAGACGATAATAGCCTGTCCACCGGCATCGACGGTTGGCATCAGGGTCCCATAAGAGGTGTCGTAATACTCGTGGAAGTCTGCCTCATCCATCACGAAGAACGAGAACGTGGCACCGCGTCCTGCACGTTTCGTACTGGGATACGCCCTCAGACGGCTCCCATTCGCGAACTGTACAACGGTGGTATTGTCCTTGATGATCTCCATCTGGAGGTGTGCCGGTAGGTAATGGTGGTTGAGCATCCCCTTGCCCAGGAACTCTACCGCCTCGTCCTCGCCCTGGGAGAACAGGCCTCCCTCGGTATTGGGAGCGTAGCAGCGCCATAAGGCATATGCCGCAAGGATGGTGGTGGCCCCTATCTGTCGGGCCTTGAGCCAGACAATACGGTCATTTACCAGGGTCATATCGTAATTGGGGTCGTCGGTATCCTTGTTCACCACGTCAGTAAGTGTATGAACAATATCTTCCATGTGGGGCCACATGGTGAAGTTGATGAGGCCGAAGTTCTCGGGCATACCGGGAGCTACCGGCGGCTTCTTGACCCGTACGAAGTTCTTCAGAAAGTACCCAAAGTCGTGTTCGACCAGCCACCGTTGGGCTTGTTTCTCTTCTTCGGTAAGTACGCCGGTGCGTTCGGCTGTGAGAGTCACACTACTTCAAGCGTTTTCTAGGAGCCGCTGCTCTAGGGCGTGCTGGGGCCCTCTTTTTTGGTGTTGCTGGCTTCCGCCTTGGTGTTGGAGGCATCAGTTCCATTGTACGCGGGTTTACTCTACGCCTCGTCGGTGCAGGGTCACCTTTACGCCTGGGCGGTGTTGGTAGTAGCTGCCTTGGGGAGACGGGTGCAGGTTTGCGCTTCCCCCGTGGTGGAGCCGACTTGGCTCCCAGGGCTCGCCCTCTTTTTATCCCGGCTGCTCCTCCCTGAAGTTCTGCCGGGGCCTTCTTCTTAGGTGTCGCCCTACCAGGACTTTTGAATGGGCGCATAGCTTCCATCATCTTCTCTATCATCTGTTTTTGGAGAGACTTTAGCTCTGCACTTTGTGAGGCCTTCTTCTTTGGAGCCTGTGCCCGTCTGGTGGCGGCTGCAAGACCCGGCTCAAGGTTAGGGTCACTCGTCCGTTTCCGACGTGCGGGTGTCTTCCGCTTTGGTGCTGGCATCACAT